GGGAGCGTTAGCCCTATAAGGGTATATAAAAATAGCCTATAAGGGTGCTATAAACGGCAACCTAGCGACCAATCCTGCAACAGCAGGCTCGGTTTCCTAGCTCCTCAACCTTAAATTTTACCACTGGAAGGTCGGGAGCATCAGCCTTGCTGCAAAGACGCTTAGAAACGGCATTTACGCTCGATTGTGAGCGTTTTAGAGCCTTATTTTTTGCTACCTTCGGCATATTACCAGTTTTTGCAGCTCCACGCACGGGCTGTTAACTTGCTTGGAGGCTTGGAATCACACTGATGCCTAGCTCTGAAGCTACGCCTACGCTCTGGATTATTCTTTTTGATGGTCATATCTGGATCTCCGTAACGAATAACCTTGCTTTGACCATTCTGGCAGGCGCGTACCACAAACTTCTTGCGCTCTCCAGGTGTACGCCTTGGGCTGTTACATGGTAAATCTTGTGTACTCATTGGTCATCTACCTCATCATTGTCAAAGTCATCAGGAATCGAGTCTTGAAGCGATTGTAGTGCCTTCTGGTGGCTCTCAAAGAAGCCCGACAGCCTATTAACCTGTTCTGTCAGCCCATTCCACTGTGCCTCGAAGACCTCAAAGGAGCAATTAGCGTTCATATCGTCTACGAGTTGCCCTAATAACCTTAGCACGCCGTGTAGTTGTGCATTCTCTCGCTGAAGTAGGCCAATAAACTTATGGGCTGCCTTCAACTGCTCTCTATCTTGGTTCAAACCCACCCTTCTTGGCCTTCATCATGCGCCACACCTTCGGTTGAATGGTGCTTTTAGATTTCGGACGGCTAGTGCCAGCCTTGCGTCTGGCGTTAATGTTGGCGTATAAACCTGGTTTGCTGTTGTTCATTTCACGATTGTACCACATCCCCCACCTGATAACCAACTCCGTTCTTGGCAGGTGTGAGGATGCCTGAGCCAACCCAGCCCAGCCCTGCCAGCCTTGTTTGTTCATTTAGGAGAACGCTACGGAAATAGCGTAGCGTAGTAGGGACAGGACGGACTAAGGAGTCCTGTTCCTACTTTTCCTTCGCGAATTATTCCTTATATATATAAGGAGTCTGACTGCTCTATAAATGATAGTGGGTTGAAAGTGGATTAGAAAGCAGTCTGATTGGCAATATATAAACCGCTATCAGACAATATCTTATTAGCTTTATGAAGGCGTTTTAGATACCTATAAAACGTGCTTTCCGATACTTCCAACTTTTCTATGATATGACGACATAAATCACCCGCCTGCCACTGCTTGCTACCCATCTCGGTTAAGAACCTTTTATCGTCAACCGCCTTGTGTGCGCCTGGTTTCTTTAGCTTATCTGGATTGAGCGCAAAGTTAGCCTGGAACAGCGGATAATGCCATTGAACGACAAAGCTATCTACTGGCGGGAAGTTACGCAGTGTGATGTCACAAGTGTAAGTCTTCTCATCCTCCTCGTGGGCAGTCAGAACGACCAACGTGTCTGGATTACGGGCGAACACGCCCGATCCACTAAAGCGGTCAATCGACTCTGACCCACTCTTGTTTCCCTTGCTGAAATGGTGTGACAGAATGATCGACAGATTGTGGCGTGTGGCTAGGTATTCAAACTCATTCATTAGGCTTGACATGTCCCCCGCGCTGTTTTCATCCCTCTCACCCATCAGCATATAGTTTGGATCAAGGATGATAGCTTGGTATCCCTTGCCTTCAATCTGCTTCTCGATCATGGGTCGAATGAGAGTTAAGTCGGCAGCGTGGCCTCGGAGCGTCCATACATCAAAGTCATCGGCCTTATCTTCTAATCCCTTGGCTTTGATAACATCTGCTAACCGATTGCGGAAACTCCATTCTTGAATCTCAAAATTGATAAACAACACTCGCGACATCTTGCACTGCTGACCCCACCACGGAACGCCAGCGTGTAGTGATAGGGCTAGGTCAATCAAGCTCCAGCTCTTAAAAGCCTTGCTTCCTCCACCCAGCAACATCTTCCCGCCTCTATGCAACATCCCCTCGATTAACGTCTCTGGTGCTGGTAGGTCTTCCTTAATAAGTTGTGCATAAGATTTAATCGGCGGCCACTCGTCCGTCTTCGGCTTGATACCAAGTGCTACGGCTGGTTCAATCATTTTCCTCCTTTGCAAAACCAAAGTAGGCTTTGCATCTTGTCGTTTCTTTTTGCCCCAGGAATCCTAACGGGTTGGCTGGGTTTGAATGTTGCAGGATCGCATCCCAATGGAATAAGAAAAGCTTTTAACTGATCCACCCATTCATTCTTAGGTGGCATCTCAAACCAACCATGCAAGCTCTTTCCGCCAGTATCCACAACAGCGTGTAACTTCATGCTGAATAAATCACGCATCAGTTGGAACACCGCGCCCATCTCTGGCTTAGTTAACACATCGGACTCAACAACAAGGAACACTCTATGCTCAACGGTGTCATTTGATCTACTAACCGTATCCAGCTTGTAGGTCGCACCAGTCGTGTACTGTCCGATTGGTTCGTCCAACTTCCGCCAATCCCAAGCTGACCTAAAGTTCTGCGGATGCCTGCCACTATCCTTGACATCACCAATCCAGATATTGTCAGCGACGTTAAACATTGAGAGGAACAACTGATAGTCCTGCGCTGGATCGCCTAGCTTAACTGGACTTTCCTCGTACATATCCGCTGGGTCCCAATTGTAATGCGTTAAGTATCGTTGCTTGTTTGATTCAGCAATCGTCTTGATCCTATCCAACACCTCGGCGTGCGGGTCTTTCTTAACAACCAGCTTCGGCACGGCAGTACCACCCGACATAATGTTGACTGGCTTGTAGAGAACATCGCTCAATATAACTCTACGCAGTTTGCGATTAGCCTCATCGCGATACGGCGTGCAGGAAGTATGCCAGCAGAATATAGTCGGCGCGCCATCTACGAACACCGTTGTATCACGAATGCGGGTGTGGCTTGTATGAGCAGCCTCGCCTGGACACTTGCACAGACCATGATTGTCGGACTGCCAATCCACTTGGCCTACGATCTCTTCAGCTTGCCGTTGTGCGGGGGTCATAATTAGACACGAAATAGGCGGATAAGACTTTCGCCTCGTCCGCCTACTCCGTCGTTATTTAGGCTAGTTGTGAGTCTAGACAATTTATATATTCTATTAGTCATAAATAAAGTCAAGTTTATATAAAATTCAAACTGGCTCTGATTCAAGGGGAGAACACACTGAGGAATATCCCGCCGTGGGATCTCCCCACAGACCACAACGCCAGTTAGGTTATTTGCTTTCTTTAACTTCCTCCGACTCCATAGCCTTCTTGCTGGCCTCGACAATATCCTGCGCGGTTATATTCCGCAGAGCATTGCACCAGTATTGAGTCTTCGGTGTCTTGTTGGTCGCATCCTTACACTTCGCCTGTGGCAACCCAGCGTGAGGACGGCAAGGTGCGTGTGGGCAAGTATCGGGCTTGAACACCGACACGTTCTTACTATAGTAAGTCATTCTGTCGGCGGGGTCGTAGCTGCCCCACAACGACACACAAGGCGTGTCCAACCCAGCAGCCATGTGATTGACTGAACTATCGGGCGCAACAACGAAGTCAGCATTAGCTACCACAGGGAACAAAGAACGAATCGCCTTGGTCGTGTTGAACAAATCAATCACTCTGGGATGATCCACCTTAAAGTTGTTTGAGTTATCCAGCCCGATAATCACAGCGTGATGTTTGGGGTAAGCCTCAAGCAACGCCAGCACCGCCTCCTGTCCCATCGTCGGCGGGTAGGTGCGGGTAGGACCACTGGACGAAACATGATAGGCAAAGTATGGGTCTGGTAACGGGAACTTACCCATCGCCTTTAGTTCCTCATGGTCTGGCTCGATGAGATGTAGAACTGGCTTGCAATACTTCGCCATCTTCTTCTCATCCCACACACCCATCCACTCGTAGATCCGCTGGTAGCAGTTTCCACCGCCAGTGCCTAGCTTCGTGTTACCAACTTGACCGCTGAACAAATCATCAGTAGGAACGTGTGCATCATAGGAATCCCACGCCTCCAGCGAGCATGGTAGCGGCCACAGCTTTGCACCCAGCCCAGCGTATAGAGGCAGATTGCGTGCGGGTGCATAAACATCCACAATCCCACCCGACTCCTGCACCAAGTAGTTAACGAAAGCAGTAGCAATGATTGCGTCACCGATTGCCCCAGCGCGGTAGACGGCTGTTGCACCACCAGCAGCTCGGCCTTTGTAGTACGGCTTAATCTTGTGCGGGCAAGGGATTGAATCATCCCAGATTGGTCCAGTTAGCTCATCGGGCAACACATAGGTATTGCGCGGATGAAGCATATTGTCATCGACTTTGTGAATTGAGTTTGTGTTGTTTGTCCAGAGTTTCATTTGGTTTTCTCCTTTTTTATTCGTACTACATTTGCAGTAACGGCTGTGCTTCTGCAATCCTTTTATTT